GTAATTTTATTTGGTTTGTTACTATTAAATTCTATCGTCATCTCAAAGTCCTTAGGCTTAGGTACTTCAAATGTTTCTTCTTTCTTTTTCATAATGTTTTATATTCGTGGTAAAAAATGTTCAGCGAAGGGGTCCAACCCTAGCATTCCGTGGCTCATGCCTCTGATGTCGTGTGATACGTCTGCCAGAAACAAAAGATCGTCCTCGCTCTTATCTACTAAGCGGTTGCACCACTCGTCGTTCTCCATGCATACACCTAGTATGGTCAGCATATTGTCCTCGAAGAACACGGGGAAGTTATCCTTTATTATGTCACAAGCGTTTGCTAAATTATTCATGTCTATTGGTTTTTATAAAATTCGTGGTAGAAGTATTCATCGAACTTGTCGTATATTAATGTGTCGTTGTTAAAGATGTCATCCCATACCTTCTTAGCTACTGCATATTCAGGTAGGTCTTCGTGGTTGTCAACCTTCATCTTGTAAATGCTTTCCAATCCCTAGACTCAGTACTACCCAAGTCTATGGCTATCTCTATGTTAGATATGTGTGTCCATCCATCGTCAGCGTACTTGCTCTGCTCGTTCATTCCTTTACCGCTTTCGAGGTGGTCTATGACTACCTGAGCATCGTCAATTATCATCTTCATTCGATGTATTAAATCGGGTTTATTTGTATTAGATTTTTTAGAGCCATGTATAGGCTTTTCGTATTCTCGTTTCATATTAACAGTATAATGATGTTGGTATATTCTCTTGTAACTCTCGGATCTTCTCGATGTGCTTGAACCATGTGTTTGTAGTCTCCGCTTTCTCTACCATATCCTCCCAATCTATTTCGTTTCTGCATTCAGACATACAAGCATCTAATCCTTGTAGTTGGTATAGCATCTCGTCGTTGTAGTCATACCCTCCGTATTCGTGGAAGATATCCCAACATTCTCCGCTGAGTTTGTTTGTTTTTTCTTTGTGTATATTCATGATGTTATTGTATTTTGATTGTTTCTATTGCTATTCTGTTGTATGTACCTGCACAGCAATCCTCGAAGTATATTTCGGATGCCGTGTGCTCTAAGATGTCTATGTCCTCGTCATCTAAGTTTACCTGATTGAGTAGGTCCTTGTAGTGGGCCTCTGCATCAGGAAGAGTTGCGAATATCTCGGTCTCGTTCTCTCCACATAGTGTGGATGCTTGTTGTACTGCGAATACGTTCATGTTATCTAGTTTTACGTGTCATTTCTTTAGTTACCTTGTCTATAAGTTCTCCGATTTGCGTTTCAAAAAACCCTTCTGCAAAGATGGACCGCTTACCTGCGCTCTCTGCCTCTGCTATTTCATTCTCACACGCCTTGATGTGTTGTGTTAAGGCCTCTACGATTATGTAGCTTTCCCATCCGTTGAATTTTTTCATTGTGTATATGTATTAAATGGTTTATAAAAATTTCTGTTTTAAGAGGTAGTGTATTATATATACTCTTCACTTTGTTCAGAGTATATTTAATACTACTACTCTCTAATCTCTCTATTCGGCGTTTTCTGTATCGTATCCCCACTCCTGAAGTATCTTGATGACGACCGAATCTAAAGCAAATACTCCGTCGTAGTCCGTCAGTTCGTTTCCTTTGAACCATAGGCCACCTTCAGCGTAGTCCTCTTCAGTAGACTCGTCGTTTCCGCATATTTCGAAGCAACCCTTTTGTCTTGACTCGTCAACCCATACGCCAATGACGTAAAGTCCGTCGTCTGTCGTTACCTCTTTATGTTGTCTGTAATTCATGATGTCCATCGGTTTCTTATAGTCACCCATATAGTAGCTTGTAGGGTGGACGGGTTAATGTTATATTTCTTTGCTACTTTTTGACAGTCTTCTTCCAGAAGTCTGTATTGTAGCGGTGTTACTGATGTCTTACATTGCTTAGGAGACGAACTCCTTGTTTGTATAGCTCTTAAGTGCCATTTATCTATGGTGACTTTGTTAGTATCCGAACCGCTAATGTTCTTTGCAAATGCATACGTCTTGGGCGATCTTTTCAAGATTTTCATATCTCCCTTAGCAATGGAGAAGGCCTTATGCTTGTTGTGATTGTAAGTACACACCTTTATATCATCCGAAGGTATGCCTTTACTCACTGCATCTAAAACAGCATCAGCATCAATCTTATTTCGTTCCCACTTGTTATTTGGGGACAAAGCGGAGACTACACCTGCACAGATAATCTCAGGGGTGTTAAACTTTTCAGAAAGGAACTTAACATACTCCTTTGCTTCGTCATACCAAACCTTGCCCGCTTCCCGCTCATCCAAAGTGGATTCGTTATACCAATAATTTAAAAGGACACGACCTTTGCGTCTCTGTTGTGATGTCATATTTTTGTGTTTTAAATGGTTTGCAAAATCTCTACTTTAAGAGGTAGTGTATTATATATACTCTTTACTTCGTTCAGAGTATATATAATACTACTACTCTCTAATCTCTCAGCTCCACCGAATTGTAAGCATCGCACGGCTGTGCCTTAGGAGAACAACTCGTTATAATAAAGATAAGAGTAAAGAAAATAAGAGTAACAAGTGTACGTGTAAGTAATTTTTTCATTGTAGTAAAGGTTTATGTTTTGTGGCTTAATTGCCTGATTTAAAGTGTTTTGCAAGGTCTACTTCGTTAAGTATACGCTCTTTTGTTCTAAGATGTCGAAGTATGCTTTCTCGTTACGCATAACACACATAGCAATGGCATCTTGCTCGTCGTCAACGTGCTGTACAACGTCGAAGAACACTCTGTCTTCCTCAACCCATGTACCCATACCTAACGTCTTACGCTCATTACGTGTGTTTAGCTTGTGTAGGTACTTCTCGAATAGCTTTGAGAAAAGTGCATAGTCTTCTATGCAACACTGACTTTCCTCAGTGAGACCGCCTACTACGTAGCCTTTTAGCCTTGTTTTATCGTCTTTCCACAGCGTGTAGCCGTCGTCCATTAGCGTACTGCCGTATGCTAGTCTAGTTAGTTCGTGTTTATTCATAGTTATGTGGTTTATAAAATTAGAGCATAAAGGGGAGTCGAACCCCTAACGCACCCTATGTGCTTATGCTTATGCGGATCTTAGCCTACGCTATCGATGATGTCGTAATTTGGTCTTCGGTAGACTCGTAGAGTCTTCGTGTCAGGTACGTATTCGAACTTGGCTTGTCCTTTGAACATATCCGATAGTCTACGACTATAATACTCAGCCTTTTGAGTGTTTCCATCTTCGATGGCTTGAGTCAGCCTTAGCTGAAAGTATTCGTGTTTTGGTAATCTTTCCATAGTGTGTAGGGTTTTGATGGTTTGTGTTTTGCCGAAGTTTAAGAAGGGTTTGTATATAGATACTCTTCACTCCGTTCAGAGTATATATATACTAAACCTTTCTAATAGATTTCCAAGTAATCGGTGTATTTGGTGACTCCTTGCATACTCTCAGTGAGCAGATGTGACATAGCCTCTTGTACACTTACACCCTCAGGTAGCCTTGCTACGTCAGGTATTCGAGGAGATTGATAGCTTTTCTCAGCCTCCCTCCTTATGTAGGTGGTGCATACACAAGTTCTGGCTTGCTGATGTTCCAATCTTTGATTGCCATCAAGTGATTTCCGTGCTTTCTTTGCCAATTTCCAACCATTAGATGGTTGCTCCACCTCTGTAAGGCTTAAGATTGATTCGGTTAACTCCTTTAGGAGTTTTAAAGCCATAGCTTTGCTTTGTTCGGTTGGTCGTGCAGTGGCCTCAGATACGGCTACACGGCAGTCCTTGAAATTAATTTTGTTCATTGTAAATGAATTGAATGGTTTAACGATTGATGGCGGTGAAGATAGGGCAGGGAGCATACATATGCAAGCCCCCTGCTTAATCATTTTCTTAACCCCGAAGGGGTTAGAACTACGCTTTTAGCATAGCTATTAATTCAGCTTTCGTTAGCTTCGCTAAATTTTTCTTGTTAGCCTTTGGCTTTACCTCAAGAGTCTTTAGCTCTGTAATTGACTTCGTCAATTCAGCGAGTAGCTTGACCGCTCTTGCTTTACGCTGTGCAGTTGGAGAAAAAGATGCTTGATTGACTGCTTTAGAGCAGTGCTTTAGAATTGAACTTGTGTTGTTCATGGTACAAAAATTAAGTGGTTTGTTCTCAAGGCCGACTTCAAAACCTTTAAGAGTTAAGAGAAATAAGAAGAAGTCGTAAGACTCTCTTCTTCTTATTACTCTAACTCTACTTTTTCAGCCTCATTTCAACACGTGATGAAATCTATGCGTTGAAGATGACGTGTGTATGAGTATGCAAGGATTTGCCGATGTCAAAAATCAGCTGAATGCCCAATGAATACTGATGGTTACAAGGGGCCGACGATGGCCCTTGTGCAGTCAGGTATGAGTAGGTGAATGCATACCTATATGTAGAGGGGTGAGTGTCCGCTGTGCGTATAGGCCTATGCATTTGTGAGACCGAATGAACGCCAATACAAACATACTTAAACAAATCATTTAACGATGCCACGTTAACTTGCTGAGAATCACTGAAATAAAAACGCTGAAAGTTATGGCAAAATCCGCATATGCCTGCGCTTTTCGTGTCCGTGGATGCGTTTTGGTACGCGTACGCTAGCGCCCCTGTATATATATAATCCCCAAGCTGAACATTTCTCTATTTTTTTTTCACCAATTACTTTTTTTAGCAGATTACCCCCTTTATTTTTACCTCAAATAAATCTCTATTTACATAGTGTAAACATATAAAGCCTTAATTAACAAATATTTAATCATTTCGGTTAAAGCTATAGTTTAGGGTTGATTTTTAAATTTTTTGGGGTTAACTTTGTCTTGTTGTATGTAACTACTAACGGTGTTTGTAGGTGTATTTGGAAGCAGTAGTTATTATATATGGGGTACACAACCCAAGCCTTGCCTTTTTCCCTCGTGTTGATTCTCTATGTTTTATGGGGCGATATCTTCGTTATATTTGCTCTCATGAATGTAAAGAAACAATTAAACCCCTCCATAATGGAGATGCTTTCTAAGCCTAAACTTTCCAACCCACCTAAAAGCAATCCAGCATTTACAGGAATGTTTCCAAGTGATGGAGAACAAGGTGATTTACCTCCTGAGAACCCTTCGTTTGATGTAGACGGTCTTCGTCGTGGTGTATCTCAAGTAGAGAGCGCAGGTGGTATTCTCATGATGAACCCGACTAGCTCCGCAACTGGGGAGTTTGGTCAACTTTACAATGAGATTAAAGACCTCCCATTTATGAGGGGGATAGATCGAAAAACATTCTCTGAGGACAGAGAGCTCCAGTCTAAGGTTTTTAGAATGAGGGTAGAAGGTGACTTACCTAACATACCTTCTTTGCGAGGTAACGCAATTGACCTTACAGAAGAATACGCCCCTCAACTTGGAAACGATTGGGAGTACACATTAGATGAAGTAGCAGCAATAAGCAACTATATAGGTAGGCAAGGAACTAGAGATTACTTTGGGGCTATACGAGACGGCATAGACTACAAGCCTTCTGGGGTAAATAAGTCTGTTGAAGAATATTTAGAGCTATACAGACAGGGGAGAGACAAGGGGGCGAAGGAATTTAACGACCCTAATACCTTTAAGGATTAAAATAAGTATATTTGTAAAAAATAACTAGATGGCAAACTTAACTGTAACAATAAAAGAAGAAGTCTCTTTGAATGGGAAAGAGTATGGTGGTTCTAATACATTAGACCTAACCGTAACGGAGGTAGATACTAGGATTGTAACAATAACTAACACTGAACAAACAATTCTTTTGTTTGCTGCAGCTGTAGCTGCGGGTACATTTAAGGACGCACAACTAGAATACCTAAGGATTACAAACCTTCATGCATCAGCAACTGTTGATTTAAGGATTTCCGATTCTGCTCAAGAGTATTTTGTAAGAATTGTAGCTGGTGGTTCTTTTATTCTAACAGAGGATCAACTTGATGCAGACAATACAGGTAGCGCAGAGACTATGTCCTTAGCTCAAATAGATTCTATTAAAGCCATCTCTAGCACATCAACTTCTGACATAGAGATTTTTGCAGCTTCATAGAGATATGAGACCTAAAAAGAAACCAAGACTAATGAGTGATGACGGGAGTCTTCCCGATCAGAACATTGATGACCTTCTAGCAGAAGATGCTTTAAATGCTACAATGAACGAGGGTTTATACGACAGACTTGATTCTTTCAGTATTGACTATGACAGAGACCTAGTAAAGAGACTTAAGAATAGGCCTGTAAGCAGTAGAGAGCAAAACATCCTGAACTACCTTGCAGCAAACGACATCTCCCCTAGGAAGAACCAAAGAATAGCCCCTACATTCTTAACTAGTACAGGCGGAAAGTCAGATATTAGCCCTATGAGATTTGAAGAAAAAGGTGAACATGTACAAGCTTATGCACGCCATCTCCCTCTTCATAAGGTCAGCGAATCCACCCCAAACGCTGCTAGCGATACTGAAACTAGAGTTGAAGAAGATATACACTCTTTACAAAAAAATATATTAAAGGGGAATAAACCTCTCTCAAGCAAATCTAGAAAAAACAAAAGAGAACTTAAGAAAGAACTTAAGAAAGGCCTTACTGAAGAAGAGTATGACTACGAGGTCAGAAATAACTACGCTTTGGCTGGTCGTGGATCACTTATAGAGTTTGAGGCCAAAATGATTGCTACTAAAATGATGCTATTAGAGCAGGGTTTGTTAGAGTCTGCTGATGAGGTTATAACAGAAAAAAAACTTGATGAGATTATAGCCTGGAAACGAAATCAGTTTGATTGGGATAATGCAGATAGAGATTATAAAAAAGGGAAGATGGGCGATTACACTACTATACTATACTCTCATGACTCTCCAAAAATGAGAGAACTTTTATTAAAAACATTTAACGAGTTATAAAATGCCAACAAGAAAAGAAAGACAAGCTATAAGACAGCTTATAAGAAACAGAAAGCGGTCAGCTTTAAGGGGTGCTGATTATGCAGAAGACAACTCTAACAGAAGAGGAGACGAAGCGTTAGGATACCGAACAACTCACAGAACAGCTTTAGACGATAAGCTTGAAGAGTTTGACCGTAGAAGAGATGTCTGGAACCCTAAGAAAAGCATTAGGAAAGACATGAGAGCTACAAAAGCTGAAATGTTAGCTGGGTTAGTTGATGAAGAGGGGAACACTACTGTACCAGAAGACGGCACTTCTGTAATGAGTATACGTAGGGCACAAAGGTTGCGCGATAGAGCTGAAGACGAAGCAGCTAAAAGAGGTAGAGATGCAGTAGAGGGTGACGATGAAACAAATAGAATAATGGAGTATCTTCGCGATAAGTTTACTTTTGAAAAAAGAGATAAACCGCCTAAACAAGGAAGGAAGCTTTTTATAGGGGGAAATAAATTCAACTGCATCAAAGGTGAATGAAACTGTTAATTAATTTAAATAATGAAACTAGAAGTAATAAGATTTAATAAAGGCAAGGATTCAACAAACGGAGTTCTATTTGATATAACTAATGATAAAAGAAAATTTTTATGCTATACTCTCGAAGATGAGAGCCGTACTGAAAAAGTGTGGGGAGAAACTTGTATACCTGAAGGAGAGTATTGTGTCGGTCTTCGAACTGTGGGTGGCCATCATGCTAAGTACTCTAAAAGGTTTGCTGATATCCATACGGGAATGCTTCACGTACTTGATGTACCTAATTTTAAATATATTCTTATTCATTGCGGCAATACTGACGAAGATACTGCTGGATGTCTTCTCTTGGGTGATTCGCAAGAAAACAACAACATCAAAGAAAATGGATTCATTGGTAGATCCACGCAAGCCTACTTCCGAGTCTACCCAGAAATCGCCAAAGCGCTCGAAGAAGGGGAAGAAGTAACTATAACTTACAGAGATTTTGCAGAGTGCCTTGTTATCGAAAGGTCTGATGTAGCTAACTTTTTTGAATAGTAAAAAAATGAGAGTTAAAAAAAAGGGGGATCCTATATACCTGTCAAAAAAAACTAAAGAAGCTGTACCTTATGTTTCTGGGATGGGCAATGTTTTGCCAGAAGCAGAAGTTATAGAGTACACAGGCACAGAAAAACAACAGAAACGTAAAAAAAAGTGGGATGAGTTTTTAAAGAAATGGGAGGGCTTTAAAACAAATCGCAGTAGAAGGCTTAATAAGTAAAGCCTTTATTTTTCTAAGTCTCGGTATATGTCCTGTACCATAAGTCTAGCCTTTTGGGTTATAGCATACCTGACTCTATAGTTGTGTTTTGTCTCATCCCTAAACAAATGATCTTCATAAGTTGCTGAGGGAGTCAACCTATCAAAGTGTTTGTATACATAACCTCTTTTAGTTAAAGGGGAGATATATCTTTTACTTACGTTAGACTTACTTACCCCAAAGGCCTTGCTCATGTAATCTAAAGTAAAAAACTGCAGATCATAGGCCCATATAAGAAACTCTATTTTTGTAAAGTCCAAACCTGTTCTTTTGATATATTTTTCCTTAACAGCCTTTAAGTTCTTGAGGTAGTTTCGTTTAACATAAAGCTTTTTTTGTTTTGAAAACTCTCTAAATAGCTTTCTCTTTGAGACTTGACTTCTAGGCATTTTACATTAAATTTGTTTAAAACAAAGATATGGATGAGCAGACGTTTTTTATAGAGATACAAGAGTTATTGTATCAGATTGAAGATTTGGTAGATAGGTACGATTTT